TCGATTAGATCAGTTAAGAATAGTTGTCCTGTTATACAGACTTCGTTTGCCATTTTAGCATCATATAAACCACTCCAAGGAGCTTTCATCGCTCCATAACAGGAATTGATTAATAATTTAAGAGCATCTGATACACCTTTATTTCCTTCGTGTTTTGCTTTAACTCTCATATCTACTATTTCTTTAAACTTACCCGATTCACTTAAGTTTCGTGACATATAATTATGTTCGATCATTAATGAAGGATAGAAAGAAGTAGCATCTATTTGCCATAATTCTCCAACGTATGTGAAATTAGGTAGTGCTCCGTGTAATCCTCCCCAAGCAAAAATGTGTTCTACTCCTGCTACATCAACTTTTAAAGATTGTTTATAATCTAAATCGTGTCCAACATATAATTCTAAGATCTTTTTATATTCGGGTTTATTTAAGATTAATTCGGGCGGTAAATCATATTTTAATTCATCGTCTCTAGAAACTCTTTTTGCATTTAATACCATTGAAACTAGATCAGCACTTGTTCTATTAAGAATGTTTTTTGGTAGATTGAATAATCTAGCTATTTCTAATTTAGATCTTAAATACGGAGTTCTAATTTTAACTAAGAATTGTTCTGTAGCATCAACGTCGTGTTTACAATATTTAATAGTTTCTTCTATTTCTTCTGGAGTTAGTGATCGATCGATTTCAAAATCTACTTCTGACTCTTCGATCGACATTTCCAAATATGCTTCAACTTCTTTAAGAGATAATCCCTTAATGTCTTGCATTAAATCAAAACTATTAATATTAATGTTTTCGATCTTTAATGCTTTCATAATTCTATATTGTGATTCATTAGCTAAAATTAATTTACTTATTACATAAGGATCTACTTTAGAAAGAATTCCTTTGAGTATCAAATCATCATAATGTTTATTATTATACCCAACGAATAAATTATTTTTATTCTTATTATAAAATTCTTCTAATTCGTTTCTATTGTTTTGTATAACCGTATATTTTTGATCAGACAAAGTCTTAAATACTACCAACCAATCATATCGAAATACTTCAAAGTCATATACTATCATTATAGTACTTCAACACTAGTATTAGTGAATCCAGAATCACTCGTTTTAATAGTTAATTTAACTTCTTTTCCTATTGTATTTTTAAGTTGTTCGAATGAATCTTGAATTGAACTAACTACTAATCCATATTTCTTTAATTCTGTTCCGTATCTATTAAGATTTGCTCTTAATCCTGCTTCGTCTTTTCCTGATAATAAACAGAATTTATTATGAGTTCTATCTTTATATTCTCCTTCTGTGATTTTAAATGAGAATTGAACCATTGGTTTTTCTGCCTTACTCATTTTATATTCAGCTCCAACTACAATTGCTAAATATTCACCATCAGGTAAGTTTTCATATTCTGGTTCTGCATCCTTTACTTCCATAAAAATATTATTTAATTCTTCTATCATTTTATTTTCCTTCTTTCTTTATAATATTATTTTTGAAATTCTCCCATGAATTTTCAATTTTAGTTTCTTTTAATTTAACTCTAGTTCCAGATAATTCATTAGAACTATCACCAATAGTAATATAATATTTCTTTATTACATTTCCATTAATAGTAGTTTCTTTAACTGAAGCTCTGCATACTATAGTCATTAGTCCAGTCATTTTATCGTGTAATTTTGAATTTAATGCTGGTCTATAATGAGTGGTTTCAGTTCCAATCGGAGACTTAACCGTATACTCTTCTTCGTGTGAAATAAATATAACATTATCAGCAAGTCTTGCTAACTTCGATAAGGTATACCATTCAGCATCACTTACTAATTGCCATCCTTTACCCCAACTAGAATCACTCTCGTGTTCTATTTTATTTTTCTCTAAAGTATATTCTCTTAATATATCATAAATATGTTCTGTGACATCTATGATAATAGTATCTTTACCTTTGTAATTTCCTGATTGAAAGTCTTTTATGAAATTACTAATATCTTCTACTGATTTAACAGGAACTATATCTTCCTTTTTAAATAGATCAGTAGCATTACCGTCTGTAGATAAAATTACACTGTTAGGAATATTACTAGCAAATGTAGTTTTACCCGAGAACGGTTTACCATATAACCAGATTCTCATTTATCTATCCTCCTTTAATATACTCATGATTTCACCCATTATTGCGAATTTCATCATTGTCACCATAATATCGAAGTGAGAATCATCGTCGATCTTTTGTTCTGATTTTCCAGATTTAATCATTTCTTCGAAATTAATAAATGCTTTATCAACGATCTTAATTATTTCTGAACTATCATATTTCTTTTCCATAAATTCACCTCCTAAATATATTTTATGGTTGACGAAACTTGTGATTCTTTTAAATACTTATTATATGTATCAATATCTTCGTCTTGTAATCTTTTTGAATCGAAAGTTTTACGAGTAGAAGCTTTTACATAACTAACTTTAAAAGTATCAAAATCTAATTGTTTTCGATCCTCTTCAGGAAGACTCTCATAATACTTAATTAATTCTTTTTTAATTATTGCTTGAGCTTCTTCGATCTGAGTTTTTAAATTAATAAACTTTTTATAATTCTTTTTGAATTCAGAACTAATAATTGGTTTATTATTCTCGAAAGTAATTAATTGATTCTCCATTGCTTGCACCTCCTTATCTTATAAATACAACTGATATTATCTGTATTTATGATTTAATTATATCATATAAATTAGAAAATGTAAACACTAATTGTCGATTTTTTCAATAATTTTTTTAACATCTTCTAAATTATAAGCTAGAATATGAATTCCTCCTGCTGCAAGAATCTGATCCCTGTGTTCTTCTTGAAGTTTGCTCATTTTATTTTTTCCAACTTTGCATTCGATTCCAATAAATAATCCTTTGTAGCAAGATATAATATCTGGAATACCTGATTTCATATATGCAGATCCGTGAACTTTAAATTCATAAGCACCTTTTGAAACTAAATATTCCTGAACTTTTCTTTGTAGATTAGTTTCTTCTTTTTTACCATTCTTTTTTAATCTTTTAACAAATTCTTGTGGATCTAAATTATTCTCCATTATATTTTCCTTTTAATTTATAAAGTAATATAATAGAATCACTAATCTTTTTATTTAATTCGAATTTTGCAAATCTATAACCTGTTTTAGTTAATGATAATGTTCGGATCTCATCGATCTTTAATGTTGAATATTCTCTTCTAAACATTCTTTCATATAAATTCAATTGACACATTGTTTTAAATCTATTAAGATTTGAACTGGTTTTCCAATCACACATACATAAGATCTTTTTACCAGATTCTTTATCTTTATAATAAAATATAGTATCTATAATTCCCTTATAACCGTCTTCTTCATTTATCATCATTTGTTCTGCTGAAATAAATTCTGGTTGATATTCTTTATACCAATCTAAGAAATAATCTATATAAACTTGATATGCTAATTCGATCGATTTTTGTTCTCCGGTTAAAATAAAATGTTCGATCCAATCGTGAACTGCGTGTCCTCGATCTCCTGCTGCTTTTAAAACATTTTCAGGAATATCTTTAAATTCGTCTTTTCCTAAAACATCACCTAAAATAGTAGTGACTCCTTTTAATTCATTAGCAAAGAATTCATCTTTTGTTAGATTTTGCGGTAGCATCATTTTTCTTTTCACCATACTTTCTTTTTAATAATTCATAATTAAACATTGCGTAGTAATAATCACAAGGTTTTAAACCAGCTTCGTCCATTGCATTATTTGCTTCAGTAATCATATTATATTTACCCGAAGATCTTATTTTTTCATATCTTTCAAATATTTGTTTATCACTTATCATTTGTATTTCCTCCTAATATCGCCTGAATCAATCCTACTATAATTATCATAGCCCCAATAATTAAAATTATAAGAACTAAAAATAGAAAGATCATACCGGCCATTTTTAATAATTCTAACATATTTTAACCTCTCTTTCTATAGTTATATACAATATTATTATATAATAAATAAATTCATTTGTAAACACTTTTTGTCAATTTTATTTTTCTTTTTCTAACCAATTAAGATATAATTCATTTGTAAAATTATCTCCGTTTTTAAAAGCATTATAAATCGGTATTTCGATCGTCTTCATACATTCTAAGAAATAAAATATAGGTTGTTTTGTTTGTCCGATTCGATCTAATCTAGATTTCGCTTGTGAGAATAATATGTAATCTCCGTCAGGGGGAGAAAAGAATATTCCTATATTTGAAATACAAAGATCGTTAATTCCTGTTGCTCCTGATGCATAATTTACTATTGCTATTCCGTTTGATTTATTCTTAAAATTATTAAGATCTTTTATTTCACCGTTATATATAGAATAAGGTCGATTCATTTTAATACATAATGATTTAATAATATCGATTTCCATATTATAATTAACAAATATAACTATTCGATCATTAGTAATTTCTAAGAAATCTTCCAACCATTTTTCTTTAACATTTTTGTCTAATCTATAATTCTTAATAAATCCAGAACAACATTGCCTTAAATAAGTTCTCAGACTCATATCACTATCAGCAACTACATCTTCATATACTTTATCTTTCATAAATGATTTGTAATAACTAGGGGTATCTAATTTTTCATAAATCTCGATCGGATTTCCATAATTCGATTCGTATTCTTTATAAAATGCTTTTTCATTGATCGCTGCTTTTAATCGATCAGTATTATTATAAGATTCGATCCTTTTAAAATAATGTCCCCCTAAATAATCTAAGGTATAATTAACATACCATTTTTCAAATTCCTTTAATGGTATTTTATAAAGAGGA